TATACAAGTTGAGCCTTCATTTACATTACTTTATATTACATCGTCAAGCAATTCCCATAATTTTTCAGAATCCTGCCCATCCCAATTGGTCAATCTCTGATAAATCTTATTAATATCTCCGTTATCTATGTATACACTTCCAAGCATTTCTGCTATTTGTTTTCGCGTTCCCGTAAATTTCATTACAACTGGACCATAGTTATTATCGAGGATTTCCCATTGGAATCCTATATCGTTCATTTTTTCTACAGCCCATGCAGTTCCGGAATCTGATATATTCGGTGACAATTTACCAGTTTCTACATCTTCTTCTACCTCAAATATATGAGATGCTATTTCCAATGTAACTATTCCTAATCTCATCGCTTGTTTAGGATCTACCCCTCTTTCAAAGTCCATGGATTCCTTCATTAATCTTTTATCTCTCTCATTATAATCGTTGTCAATAGCTTCCTTTAAATCCTCTATTGCTTCTTCTTTTGTATTCCATATTCCGGACCCATCTCTTATTACAGGCTCTAATGTATATCCAAAATAAACATAGTCCGGGCGATAGTCATTTTTCTTTTTTGTGATGTCTTTTGTGATATAAATTATATAGCCTTTATATTCTACCGTATCTGCTATCTCAAAATCCCAATTTGGATTGATGTGATCCATCTGGTAGATCTTTTTTATTTTTTGTTTTACCCCAATCCCTAGAGCTTCTTTAGGATCTACTCCTCTCTCAAAGTCCATATTTTCGTACACAAGTTGTGCTTTCATAAAATCGATCTAATGATATATATTAAAAGCGGTTAGGCTTTCATAGAGCCAATTAGAAGGTTAAAAACTAACTGTCCCGCTTTGTTTATATATTCCTAAAATAAAAAGGTTAATCCATGAAAAAATTTTATATTTATTTAATTACAAATATTGTTACAAATGAACAATATGTTGGAAGCAGAACTGCTTATGAAAAATCCCCAGAAGAAGATTCATATATGGGATCTAGCAATAATTTAAGGAAAGATTATAAAAAATATGGTAAAGAAAATTTTAGGAAGGAAATTCTCAAAGAAGATTATTTTAATAAAAATAAAGAAGTTTTGGATCTCGAAAGCGAATATATCTGGAAATATAATACATTATATCCGGATGGATATAACCGAATAATTCCCAATCAATACCCCAAGTTTTGTATGAGAGGAAAACATCTTTCAGAAAAAACAAAAAAGAAATTAAGTGAAATTAATTCAAAAAATACGGGAGAAAAAAATTCATTTTATGGTAGAAAACATTCAGAAGAAACTAAAAGAAAAATAGGTGAAGTAAGAAGAAAACAGGGATCTCCTTGGACAAAGGGAAGAAAAATGTCAGAAGATGAATTAAAAAAACATCGAGAGATGATGAATACACCTGAATATAAAGAAAAAATATCTAAAGCTCGAACTGGAATTAAACATACTGAAGAAGCTAAACAAAAGATGAGTATAGCTAAAAAAGGAAGTATTCCTTGGAATAAAGGAATAAAATTTAGTGATGAATATAAAAAGAAATTGTCAGAGGCTCACAAAGGTAAAAAATTTACCGAAGAAGAAAAAGAAAGAATATATGGAAGTAGAAGAGGAAAAATCCCATGGAATAAGGGAATTCCTATGACCCAAGAAACTAAAGAAAAACTTAGCCAATCATTAAAAGGAAAAATCCCATGGAATAAAAAATCTTAAACCCCAATAAGTACGTTTTTTGACGTCGAAGCATTTTTTGCCTGTTGAACTAATCCGGCATTTACACCAGGCGAACTTGGAAATTTAGCATCTATACTAGTTGCCAAAGTCTGAAGCAAGGGAAATAAAACTTCCGAGAGAACTCCATGATAAAATGGGGGGCTTCCAATTTTAGTGGTTTGCCCTCCCGTTATTGCTACTTCATCTGCTGATAATTCTATTCTTGCTCCTGCAGATATATTAACTTCATTTTTTGTAGCAATATGACACTTATCTCCTTCTAATTGGATCATAGAATCTTGGTTAGCGTGTTGGATTGTTATCATACTATCCGGAGCAATCTGTATGAATGATTCCCTATAATATATTTGAATACCTAAATTTCTTTGATATATTATACTCAGCTCTTCATCTGGATCAAATGCAATAACATGGGTTCCATCATAATCTTCTTTAATAGCTTCTATAAGATCTGTATCAATATTTTGTATTGTTGTATATTCAGGAGCATAAATATCTCCATTATTAAACTGAACACGAACTATCTGGCCTATCTTTGGAACTGATAAAGATCCCGCACCATCTCCTGCAAATAGAGTAGAGTTAATAGGAACAGCCCATGGCAATTCTTTTGCATCAATCTCATCCATAAGATTAAATACTCTTATCTGACATCTTCCAGAAAACAAAGGATCTGTATTATTTGTCACAACACCTATCCAATCCTCATCATATAAATCTTTTGTTAAAAAATCTGGTTTTTTCATTTTATCTAATTTTTATTGTAAGTCTACTATCCATCTTTTTGTGCTATCATCAAAATAAGCCCACCAAGATGCTCCATTTGGTGTCTTGAAATCTACATTTCTTCTACCATCCGATAGAGCATTTGTATCTTCATTATCATCAGCTACTACAGTAGCTTTTTCCTCTCCTTCATCAGTCAGAAAAATTACAGAAAAAACATCACCTTCTTTAATTTTTTGGCCATATCCTATCTTCATAGCATCTTTAGGATCGAAGCCCCTCTCAAAGTCCATATTCTCATATATTTTTTCCCCAAAATGTTTTTTAAATATATCTTTCTTTATTATATCATCAACTTCTGCTTCTCCTGTAAATCTAGTAGATCCAGGATCAAAGAACATACTACCTGCTGCTAAACCAAAATCCACTCTTACTCCATGAATACTAGAGCTTAAGGTTTCCACTTGTCCTATATAAATATCATCCGTATCATGTTTTTCCTTGTTTTCCCGTTCAAAAGTTAATTGAATTGGTGGAAGTAAATCTTCTTCTTCCAAAGTAAATCCATACCAATCTAAATAGGGCTTTAATTTATAAAGAGCTTCTGCCATTTCATTGCCAAATTTATTCCCATATCTCTGAATTATCATAGCTTTTCTTCCAACCCCTATAGCTCTTTTTGGATCTCCTCCTCTTTCAAAGTCCATATTTTCAGATATCAATTGTGCTTTCATTATGAATCTAATTTATTAGTTGTAGCTACCGAAGTAGGAATTCCTTCTATAACTAATCCATCTTGAATAGGTAATGCATCCTCTTGTTGAGCATTATATAAATTTTTAAGTGCATTTGGCGATTCTATCTGAGCAAGATTATTTATCTCTCCAAGAGCTTCTGAAATAAGATTTGTAGCCTGAGAGAGATCTTTAATCTCTTCCCATCTACCTTTATCAGATAAAACTAAATTTGCAGCCTTTTGCAATTCTAATGCATCGTCATCTGTAGCTTCAGATAAGGAAATTCCTTTTAAAAATTCCCTGAGTTGAGTATCTACAATCTCTTGTTCTAATTCCCTGGACGGCAAAGTATCTTCAATGCTTTTACTAAAAGCTCTTCGAACAGTCCCTATAAGAGTAAATACATTCTTGGATTGAATAGCTGCTATAGCTTCATTAAAAGAAATACCCAATCCAGGGATTTTATGAGTTTTTAATTCATCCACTTTGCTTTCCACTAAATTTACCACAAGGGCTTTTCCTAATGTTAAAGTATTCCCTATCCAAGTATTTGGATCAATAGGATTAACAGCTCTAAAATCAGTCTCATAATTGGGTGAAGAGTTATGAAGATTATCTATATTTCCAGTTTGAACAAATGGGTCTGCAGATTTATGTGTTTGAGTAGCTAATAAATTTCCCTGAGCTTTAACTCCTTCAGCTAATAAATTAGATTTCTGATTAGAATCTTTTAAATTTAAAGTTTCCCCTTTTTGAGCTGTTCTACTAAATCCATTAATAAGTATATCATACCAAAACGAATTCATTATAGGATTTACATATCTTTCTCTAAAATTACCTACTTTAATACCAAAATCTAATTGTCTCATTTCTGCTTCTCCTACATTAATAGAATCGGGAAGAATATTAAAAGTTTCTAAGTCAAATTCGCATCTTTCTAAATCAAGAATATAAGTAGGAACTATATCATTAACAATTCTTAAGAACATTGGATCTCCTTTTTCTCCTTCTGATAGAATTCCTGATACAGAAGGAAAAGATGGAACTCCTGGGATTCCAGGAGAAGCAGCTGGTATTATAGATTCCTCAGATAAGGCATAATTAGATCTATGAAAAGTACGAAATTCTGTAATATAAATAGTTATCCTAAAATACCTCATCATATCTGGAAGTATCCATCTTTGATAATCATCATCCCAAGCTACTTTTCTATATAAATTTAATAAATATGTTATCTTTTGATCTAATCCCTCTAAAGTATTAATAGTAAGTCTCGCATCATTCGCAACTCTTTTGCCTCTTCCGGGAACTATATTCATCAATGAATTTAATCCACTTATAGATTGGAAATACCATTGATATTCCTGTTGCATTTGTTTCCATCCTGATATAAAATCTAATAGCATATTAGCCCTAAGAATTTCATTTGAATCCCTTAAGTATTGATAAGTTGAATAGTAATTTCGAGCATCTATATTATCTTGAGAATATGTTGAGAAAAGAGGCTGAGGAAATTTATCAAAATTAGTATTACTTGAATTATTATCTGCATCATCTGAACGAAACTCTACTCTAAAGGTAAGATAAGTCGGTTCATCATATCTTCTGGTGAATTTCTTAATTGAATCCGAATTTAAATCTATATTAGATCCAACTCCTCTAAATGTATTATATTGATTTCTTAATTCTGGCATTTTTTATATTTTATTGAGTTTGTTCTATATTTGTTTCCTTAGCCTTTTTTCTAGCTTCTGTTGGTACTGGAGTTGGCCATTCCCTGCGTGTTAAAATAAATGATTGAGAGAAATTATTAAGAACATTTCCAATTTGGGATCCATCCCATGAAAGTGTAAATCCCTTAACATAATACCATCCGGAATAGAAAAATTCTAAGGTTTCTGCGGAATCAAAATCTTCACTAACTAAAAGAGCTTCTACTCTATCCTTTTTAACTAAAACAATGGGAACTTTATCTCCCCTAATAATATTTAAGTTAATTCCCTGAACATCAATTTCTACATTTAATTTATCTAATTCTATATTATTTATAACATTATGAACTTTAGATGTTAAATAATTTCTATGCTGATTACCAGACCATTTTGTATTATCATCATCGAGATTAGAAATAGTATATTGTATTCGCAGCCAAGGATATCTTTTATAAATCTCAGGATATCTATAATTAGCTTTAGCAGGCTCATCACTATTTATAGAAGGATCCCAATTAGCTCTCCCCCTTAATAAAATATATGAATCTATTTTTTCAGGATCATACTTTGGAGCCATATCTACTTCCCAATATTTTTGACTTCCTGGATTATCATATAAAATATTATTATGCTCAAAAAATCCCCCTTGTATCGAGGCTCCATAATTAAAAGTTATCGCAGAAGATTTATTTATAGGTCTCCAATTTCTAATATAAAAACTCGAGGTTCTAAATCCCACATAATTGGAAAACACTTTAGCAACTCCAACAATTTCATTTTCTGTACTACCCCAATAATATTCCTTGGGAACATTACCAATAAGAGCTGCTTCATCAATAGTTTCTTCAGAAGAAAGTAATTGCTTTTGAACATTTACAAAATTAAAATTATAATAAACATCTATCCACCAATCAAAGAAAGAATTTTCATTCTTCCAAGCTCTTTCACAGGTTTTTTCGATATAAGTTTTTGAAACAATATGATGAGAAATCCATATTTGTTTATCATCTGTATTACTCTCATTTGTATTAAATCCTAATCCCAATTCTTTCGCTTTTATTTTTAAAACCTCCATTGAAGTCCCCATACTCGAGGGTCTTCCTATAAAAGCATCAAATCCAGGTATGAATAATTGGCCAAAGAAAGTCATAGAGATAATTCCTCCTAAATTTGTATTTCTTTTCCCAGTTACAACTCCAGTAATTACATAATCATTTCTAATAGGTTTTAAAAGATCCGATTTGCTTCTAATCATTACAGATATAATATCCCCATCTTTAGGCATATTTTTAGAAATAAACAATTCATTTGAAAATGATAAAGATAAAGTAATTTTAGGAACTCTATCAGATGAATCGATTTTAAAAGAATCTATTTCCCCCTTAGATACAAAATAATCATTTATCTTTATTAATGGAAATTCCATTGAAGCATAATCTTCTATTCTTTGTTTTTTAACATCCCCTTGGGGAGCTTCGGGAAGAGACAACTCATCAAGCACAATCGTAGACTCAAAAACATTCCATATTCTTGCTCCCTCTTTCTGATCCCCATTAAGATTTTGTGTAGGGGCTTCCTCCTTTGATGGAGGTCTATAAGTATAGTCTGCCATTATACCTTTCTGGATTTAATTACTTTTGTTAAAAATTCTGAACTACTCATTCCATTTTTAAGACATGCACTTTCCCCAACACCTTCTCCAAAATAAACTCTACCATTTCTATAAGTTATGCCTTCTTCTCCTTCTTGAGCTATATTTGGAGGAAGATCTCCATCTTGAATATCGTCTTTATTTGATGAAAGATTTCTCCCATTAAACTTTTCTAAACCAGTATTTCGTTTAGGAGCTTTAGTTGGGTCAATATACTTATACGAATTCCTTATTCTTTTAGCATCAGATCCTTCTTGAGTAGAATCCCCTTGCTTTTTAATATTTGGTTTAACACTATCCAATCCCGGAATAAGAATTACATCACCGGAATCAATACTAAATGGATTAGAAATCCCATTATATTTTAAAATATATTCTGCATATAATGTATTATTATATACTGATTGGGATATTAAATCTGGTCTCATCTCGTAATCAGAAGGAACTTTAAAAACAGAAAAATTAACATAATTATTAGATTGAAAATCAAACATTGTTTGAGTTAAATCCCTAATAATATTACCATCGGTCTTTTTAAAATAGGGTTTTTTATCTATTGAATTTAAAAACATAATTATTTAAGTGTTTTTTGACTAACCCAATCTGTAGCTCTGAATTCGCTTCTAGCCCAAATATTATTAGGATCATTAAAAGCAACAGATTGATTTTGTGATATTGATGAAAACTTACTTCTGTTCCAAACTGATGTGTTTCCATGTAAAGAATTTTCAACTGTTTTTGATTTACCAGTTTTACCACCTGTTGTAGCAGCTCCACCAATAACATTTCCGCTTCTCCAATCAGATGGAGATCTTCCAGCTTCTGAACGATTCCCTGTATACTTATCAATTTGGCTCTCATAATCTGCACTACCTGCCATAGCATCAGGCAAATCATATATTCTTCCCATACCTCTATTAAACATAGATTGAATAGCATCTCTATCCCTTGCCATTCCATGTTCAAGATTAACTGTTATTTTTACATCTAAAGGAAAATCATCAGGGCCTAATTCATTACCAAACTCTACCTCTATATTATCACATATTAAATTTCCTATCATTGCAATAGGATTTAATGGATTTCCTATAGTTAAATGCCATTCTCCGATAGGCTCCCCAATAAGAAGAGCACGAAGCCCTGTTAAATAAGGAATTTGTCCATTAGATCTTTCAGCAGCTTTTGCTCTTATAATATTTCCAGCAATATTATCACCGGACATAAGATTTTTCATATTACCCATGATATCATTATCGCCATTTCCTCCTCCGCCTAAAAGAGTTGCAAAGAAATTTTTGGTCATATCTAATAATCCTCCCGAACCTACTATTTTAGATGCAAAGCTCTCCATAGAAGTTTGTCCCCATCCTAAAGGATCACCTCTATACCATTGCTGAATACCTTTATCTCCTCCAATGAAAGGATATCTCTGGGGTTGACCCATAAATCTATGTTGTCCTCCCCAGAACATAGCTGTTGCTGAACCAATTATTAAAAAATTAGATATTATATCTAATAAAACTGCTTTAGTATTTATTCCTCCAATAGGTCTAGCAGTATATTCAAAATTAAGAGATATTTTATTTTCATATTGAAGTCCTCTTTCTCTCTTTCTAACCTTTGTTGTAGCATTAACGGGTCCTATGATTCTATTTTCATAAGGTCCTCCATCATATGGATCTGGCGGTAAGTTTCCCTCATTTAAAATAGCATTAGTATCAAAATTACCTGTAGCTATATTAAGCATCTTCGCCATTGATCCTAATCCACCAAACAACCCCGCAGGTCCCGATTCCATATCAGGGTTAGATGTTGTTTCTACTTTAAAAACATCAGATTCTTGTTCACCCCAATTAAATCCTGTAGTAAATTTAAGGATATCAGATAATTGATTCTCTGTTTCTTCTCCAAAATATGTAATTGCTGTTGCCATAGGAGGAAAATCTACCTTTTTCCCCGATCCCTGATCATTGCTAATTAACTCTGTTCCCTTTTCTCCTACGAATTTTTGTCTTTCAATTTCATTTTCTTCATCAGTAAGTTCTGTATTAGATATCCACCCATCGGAAGATTTTTGAGTAGGAGTTCCGGTTCCTGTAAATCCGTCCATACCAGGAAATTTAAGATTATCTACAATAGGAGCAGGAAATCTCCTTAAAGTAATCATTCTATTATTAGGAACTATATTCCAGAATTTACAAAAAACGAAATCAGAATAGTGATATGGAGTTCTTCCATAAGGATCTCCTTCTCCCCAATTAATGATTGAGGTTGTAGTAGGATTACGAGAATAAGCTAATCTTCCATCTTGAGTAGTATCAATTTCATACCATTTTCTTTGGTCCTTTTTATCAACAAGATATTCTCCTGAATTAGAGCCATATAATTTAGTTATTGCATAAGTGTTAATCAAAGATTGAACACCTATAAAGAAAGGATCATTAGCCATTTCTTTATTAGTAGCTGCAATTCCTTTGATAATTTCTTCTTGATTGTTTACTTGAGATTCTGCAACCATCTGTTCGCTCATATTAAATCCTAATGTTCCAGCATCTCTAAAACGAGTATCATAAGGAATAACATTAATATATCCATTTGTATTATCCGTAAGCATTAGTCTATCCAGCCTTCGATCAAAAGGAGATGAATCACTAACAGCAGGATCTAATATTTCTGTAGGATTTAATTGATTAACTTCTCCTGATGTTGCATAAGTTTGAAAAGCTTCGCTATTTCTTAAACATTGAGAATAAAAAACTTGAGATTCCTGCAATTTTTCTCTCCAAACACGAAAAGCTGCACGAGGAACTACTTTAGTAGTATTCGTTATAGTCTTTTCATTAGCTACTTTTGCGTTAGATAAATTCAAATCCCCAGACATAATCTGGTTATAAAGTTCATTAACTTTTATTCTAAAACACTCGTGAAGCCCATAAGCAGCACCAAATTCTATAGAATCCCTAATTTTTTCAACAGCAGCAGAAATTTGTTGATCAATATTTCCCTTAATCCCTTCTTTCTTAAAAGATTCAATTCCTGATGGAATATTTGTTCCGGGTGTTGGCATTAGATATATATTATTTTATATATTCAAACAAAAAGGTTTATCACTAAAAAAGCCCATGCAATGACTGAGCTTTTAAATTATATCTTAATTCCGGAGTTTT